TATTCATCCGCTTTTCCGGCTGTAATTTGAAATGTTCCTTCTGTGATACGAATCATCAGGCATATACAGAAATGACCGCAGACCAGATTTTAAACACCTGCAAGACATATCCAAACACGATTCAATGGATTTCCTTATGTGGTGGAGAACCGTCAATACAGGTGGATGATGAATTGCTTATTCTGCTGCGCTCAAACGGCTATAAAATCGGAATGGAAACAAATGGCACCAACCAGGTGAACAGAAATTTAATCGATTATATTGTTGTGTCTCCAAAAAAGGTTCAATTACACCATTCATTTCGGAACATCACCGTGGATGAATTGCGGTTTCCAATTAAAGACGGAGATTTGCCACCAGACCTTTCCATAACCCGTTCAAAAATGTATTCTGTGACACCAATTTTCGATGGCGAGAATATCAATTCAAAAAATGTAAACCGGGCCATAGATATCGTAAAAGAAATGCCAGATTTGCGGCTCAACATTCAGATTCATAAATTTATAGGAGTTCCATAATGCAGTTATCAATCCCAGACACCCTTTTCAACGAAGAAGAGATACAAAACACTCCCACCAGATACCAGGGATTCTTAAATGAGTGGGCCAGAAACGACGAACTGAAATTCACGGTATTTGAAAACCCTGGCTATGACCAGCTTATTATTCTGAAAGATATTGACTTCTCATCATTATGTTCTCATCACGTTCTGCCATTTCATGGTCGTGCTCATGTTGGGTATCTTCCCGGGGAAAAGATATGTGGGATATCAAAACTGGCTCGAATAGTGGACAAGTTTGCATCCCGGCCACAGATACAGGAAAAGATGACCAACGAGATAGCAGACTTCCTGGAAGAAAACCTAAAGCCGAGGGGATGTATTGTGGTCATTGAAGCTGGTCATGATTGTATGAGAATCCGAGGGGTAAAGAAACCAGCATCCTGTATGATTACTTCAGCAGTAAGAGGGGAGTTCCATAGGAACCCATCACTGAAAGATGAGTTCCTGAAACTGATATCCGGGTAAAAGTTGCATACAATATACATAAAGTTGCACAATGACACCGCCACAATTTGAACGACTAAAAGGTGAAAAGGCCGAGCAATGGCAGGCGTTCAAAATATACCGCGACATGGGTTCTACACGTTCGATGCAAGAACTTGCACGAATTATGAAACGACCTGTCCGAACCATGTACCTCTGGTCAAACAAGTTCAACTGGTCAGAACGAATCAAGTCCTATGAGGAATGGTCCACCAACGACCAGGTGAAAGAAAAGGCAGAGGCGATGGCAACCGATATGGTATCCGGGTTGTCCAAAGCGGTGAACGCAGTCGGGTTTGTGCTCATGTCTGATCTCAAATACAAGCACCAGCAATGGAAGGCATACTGGCGGGATATGGATGAGAAAGGGGAATCCAAAATAAAACCCCCTGCCGGTTCCACAAACTCCCTGCTTGATTCGATGGTAAAATGGGCAACGTGCATGGAAAAAATAAAAGAGTTCACATCTGCCGACAATATAGACGAATTCGGAGCAATTGACGAACTAGTTGAAATATTAAAAAATGAGTCTGAAACTACAGAAACCGCAAGGTAAGGGAGCGAAGTTCATCCTTGCACAACCAGCCCGGATAAATATCCTTCACGGGTCTGTCCGGTCTGGAAAAACCATCGGTTCGATACTTAAGTGGATTCACCTGATAAAAAACCAGGCAACGGCAGAATGCCTGATGGTGGGAAAGACCGAACGAACCCTAATCAGAAACATCATTAACCCGATGCTCGAAATGCTCCCGCCATCTGTCATCAGTCTGAATGCAGGGAAGGGCGAACTAATTTTATACGGCAAACGGGTTTATCTGGTGGGTGCAAATGACGAACGCAGCGAAAGTAAAATCAGAGGCGCCTCCCTACAATTTTCGTACGTAGATGAAGGAACCATTATTCCAGAATCATTTATGAAAATGCTCCAAACCCGTTTATCAGAACCAGGAGCGCAATTATACATCACCACCAACCCAGACAGCCCCTATCACTGGATGAAGCAGGAACTGATAGATGCAGCGGATCTGATTAAAGCGAATGTCTGGCACTTCACCTTGGATGATAACCCATACCTGGACCCGGAATATGTCGAAGCATTGAAACGGGAGTTCACCGGGTTATGGTATCAGCGGTATATTGAAGGGTTATGGGTATTGGCTGAGGGTGTGGTATATCCTATGTGGGATGAGGCAAAACACGTCAGACCTGCTCCACCAGGAGACATGGAGAACGTTATCGTATCCGTGGATTATGGTGTGACAAACCCGTCAGTATTTCTCATGGGTGGAATTCACAAACCAACTGGGAACGTTCATGTCATGAAAGAATTATATCATGATTCTTCACAATCCGGGCAATTAACAGATAGACAACTCGGAGACCTGATGGCCGGGTTCGTGGACAAGCGAGTCAGATACATCACTGTAGACCCGTCAGCAACCTCGTTTATCGCGGAATTACGCAGCAGAGGATATTCAGTCAGGGAAGCTGTAAACGATGTGATACCCGGTATTCAGCAGGTGTCAAGACTGTTATCATCAGAAACCTTGTTCATCGACCCGTCATGCACAAACACCATCCAAGAATTCGGGGCGTATGTCTGGGATGAGAACGCACAGAAACGGGGAGAGGATAAGCCGAAAAAGGTCAATGACCACGCGATGGATAGTTTACGCTATTTATCACAAGAATATGCTGGTATGAACCGGTCCGAGATATCCAGACCGTCACCAGGTATGGCTCATGTTCCCCGTGGTATCAGGTCAAGCCGCAGCAGGCGGGCCGGTCCTGCCGGGTTCTGATACTTCCAAACTACTTATTTTATACATTCGACATACAGATAATAAGTATTATATACTTATAAGTATAACTATAGTATGTAACACCTACAAAGGAGAGGAAAGAAACATGGAAGAAACATACAAGGCAGTATATCAGAACGGGTATGCAATTTTTGGAACCGGAAAAACCGATGAAGAAGCAATAGCCGATGCAATGGAATGGGTGGATGACCCGGACGAACTGAGAGAAAGCATTGAACGGGGTCAGAAAAATGTTCACGGAGATATGAAACTCATCACCATATCCAGAGCATTGAGAGATGCAGTCATCGAACAGGGTGGCGATATAGCCATCATCAACGATGAGGGGATATACAGGTCAGAAGAGGAGATGACCTCTTCACAAACCGTTGTTTTCAGATACGAAAACGAGGAGATTCAATGCAAAGTCACGTGGAACCCTATCAGAGAACCTGTAGTGAACTTCTTTGACCGGAACACCGGATACACAGGGAAGAGTGACCCTGGTGCAGCACAGGGGAACTGGTGGTATCAGGATGATGAGTCACAGGAGATACTTCGGTCACTCATTGAAGCAGTCCGGGCATGGGGGAACAATGAGGACTGGACTCAGTACCTGTCATGGAGTCAGGGAGCAGAGGATGTTTTTGAATTTGAGTGGTATGGCAGCCGGTCGGGAGAGATGGGAGAATACCGGGAACTGACTCGGAAATAATTTTTCGTGAATAAATGATAACAATAACAGTTGAATCCAGTAATGGCAACAGATATACCAAAACGTTCCAGGCAGACTCATTCCAGGTCTGTGATGACAAGACCGGAAGTAGACAGGGAACGGCAGGTGGTATCTATCTGCCAAAGACCAGTATTGGGAAGCCCGTTGTTGCCATTGTGCTGGACGGTGAATGACTGAACTTATCGGAAATTCCGAATAGTTCAAACATTTTTTGTTCATGTGGTATTCTCATGCGAGGATACCAATTCAATTCCGGTTAAAATTTAACAGAATACTTAAAGTCGTTCAACAATATACGACAGTTTTAAATATAGACATCGAATATTACGGTATGGCATCACTCACGGTTCCGTCCCGGTCAGGAACCAGATACATCAGCAATATCAAGAATTTTGCGAAGAACGCAATCACGGTGGATACTCTATACAAATTCTCGCGGACTGCTTACGGCAAAGGGCTGTTCATAAAATTCTCTGCAATGGTCTTTTCCAAACAGCCGACCCTGGCAGTATATGACCCGAATAACGATGTGGATGAGGAAACCCAATTAATTCTATCCAACCTGCTCAAGAGTCCGAAGTTTTCTTTATTGACTGCCGGACAGTTCCGATTATACGACAAGTTCTTTTACGGAGCCACTATTTTCAACCCGATATGGGAAAAGAACGAGTTCGGGATAATTGCACCGAAGGAATTGGTCAGACTCCCTCCTCATTCATTCGCAAAACAGCCACCAGGTCGGGAAAAATATACTGAGTACCTGCTTGGAATAACTCTCGGACCAGATGGAGAAACTATCGAATGCTGGCAGACCGTGGGGTCAAACAAAGCCGAACTTCTGAACCCTGATGATATCATCATATGTCAGTCACCGATTGTGGATGGACTGGTTGAAGCACCATTAATTGAACCCATTATTCCATTCATTGACATGCTCATCTACGGATGGGAAACGAACGTCCAGGTCATGAAGCGTGGTGCGGCACCTATTCTATTCATCAAAATTACAAACCCGGCCCCCGCGTGCGAAGCAAATGATTTCGTATCAGATGAGGATTATGCAAACATGATTCTCGAAAACTGGGACAAAGATACCGCGTTCTCTCTCCGGTCAAACATGGAGATTATCGAATACAAATATGAGAACACCATCAACCTGGAAATTATCGAAGCCCTGTATCAGCACATCATTTACACACTGAACCCGGCAAGTTTCTTTGATGATGACTCCACAAGACTCGGCGGGTCAGATCACGGGAAACTCGAACTCATTGCTACATTCATCGGCGGTATTCAGGCAGAGATAGAACAGCAGCTCAATGATATCATCAACCCGTTTTTCATCTATAACTCATACGCACCCGGATACCGGGCTGAAGTCACCCTGCCACGGATGAATACAAGTGCCCGGGAACTTGACCTGAAAGAAGCAGAACTCGGAGCAGTTCACGGGTTCTTGACTCCGAACGAGTGCCGGGAACGTGCAGGAGCTGAGGGACTGGATGAAGAGTCATTCAAACAACTGGTAGATGAATGGGGGATGCTGAAGTCAGTGACCGGTTCAACCCAGGTATCCACGGCTGCAAAGACCGCATTCCCCGATGTTGTACTGAGGAAAGACGTTCCTGATGCTGATGACCTGGCAGATGAATTGGAAACAGACCTGCATCAGATGATAGATGAGGCAACCAGGGATATCATCAGCACAATGAGGAAAGCCCGGTCATGAGTGACCTTGATATCGCAACCGAACTGGCAATATCAGGTATCCTGTCTGAGCTGGTAGACCGGATGAAGGACCGGATAGCGGAGACGGTTGCACAGTCTGCGTTCTACGGTATCATCCGGGCACAACGGGAACTGAAACTTCCTATCAACCCGGCAGCCGCAAAACAACCTGCTCTTACCTACGCACAGCGGTATCAGGATGAACTGAACAGGGGTGGGACCACTATCAACGGGGAGTTCATTGACTGGTTTGAAAAGTATGGTCCAAAAGAGAATGCAGATGCTATCGCTGATATCATCACCAAAGGCATGAGAGAAGGGAAACCATTAGGGAGATGGGAATACAGGGGGATGGATGGAATATATCCGTCTGATACCGTTGCTGATGATATCATGAAACATATGGGACAGCAGTATAAGTCCGGGGCTTCGCGGATAGCACGAACCGAGACAGTCAGGACGATGAACGAAAATTCATTGGACCGGTACAAGGCGTCACAGGTCACTCATGTCATGGTCAGGGATGGGTGCGGGTGTGCCGTTTGTGCAGAGATAAACGGGTCCATATGGACTATAGAAGAGTCTTACCTGAAAACGACTGAACATCCAAATTGCAGGAGAAGTTTCACCCCAATATTACCTGGCTATCCATTACCGGAACAGATGGCCGCGTCACCCATGCCGGAAGATGACCCCGGCAGCAGTTATTACCAGGAGGATTAATGCCGAAAGGACAGCCACTTGACCCACAAACCAAAGCAACTATCCGAAGAATGTCTGAAACCTGTTCCAAGAATGGTATCGCGAAAAAACTTGGAATAAGCCGGATAACTGTTATCAGAGTGTTGAAAAACGAATAACCATTTTGTTGATGATAACAAGATGGTTCCTATTTTTGATGAGGTCCGAATGCTGATATCTCTTTCATGATATCGTTCAGACATTCCAGGCATTCGGAATAACTGAATACATCACCCATTATTGCGACTTATCATTCCACTCTCATCATCAATGTTCACTCTGTGCCGATCTTTTAATTCCTGGGCTTTTCCTGCGTTGAATCCGGCTACATCGGCCACGTATCCGGTAATTCGACTGATTTGTGAAACGTCATGGCATCCGCATTCAGGGCACATGGGTTCACCGCATTCCGGGCAATAGGCTAATCCATCAACGATATCGTGAGAACAGGTTATGTTATCCCTGCTGCACATCTCCTTTAATGCATAATTGCTCTGGCATTGAGGGCAATTCCCATTTACTAACTGTTCTTCGGTTAAAACGAGTTTACAGGTATGGCATTTGTATTTCATTCAATTCCGCTCCTGTATCTCCGTTAATGTTTTCAGGGGTATCAGCTTCATTATCTCATTCAGTAGTTGGTATTTCAAAGGGCTGGTATAGTCAGCCCGGCTGATAATTTTATACATCTCGACCATCTCTTCATCCGGTACAAAGATATCCAGGCCATCTTCAAAGATTGTGGTTTTCATAATAAACACTCCCGTTTCATCTGTTCAAGCATCTCTTTTCTGAACCGGGATGCAGGAGCATTCAAAACGAAATTCACAAACGAGTTTACCTCATCCGGTCTTAACCGGATTTGTAGTTCAGTCGTATTATCCAGTATTCTCATTCAAACACCATTCCACCCATTGTAGCAACCGGGCAAACTGCATAGAGCCGACTATAATTAGAATAACACTTCCCATCACCATCAGGGTGTTTACATTTATGAAACGTGCCACCACCTTCATGTAATATTTTCTTTCGTTTATACGGGCAATCTTCGACATCAACGATTATTTTAAGTTTCATTCAACCACCACACTCCCTTTCTTAGGGGAACACCCAACAACCCGAAATGAAACCCGGAGATATCGGGCGGATAGAAGTATTTCATCCTGTAATTCACAGGTATCCCGATGAGGACAAGACTTACATTTCAAATATTTTTTACTCATTCCCCATCCTCGCAACCACCATAACACGGCTCTCCAGTTTTCATGCATTGATAGAGATTACAAACCCCGACATCAACAGAGTCAGCCCACTCACACGTTTCGGCATGTCTTTTCATTCCCAATACCCTTTACACGACCAGCAAACGTCACCAACTTTCACACCACCGGTTGAATCCGGTTTTCGGTATGCTCTTGCATTCGGATGATGACACCTGAATACAGTCAGGCATTCCCAATGTGGATTCTCCCGGTCAATGTTCTGCCATACATCATCATGTCTCCGGTGATATTCGCAGCCTTTCACATCACACGTTTTAACCATGTTTTACATCCTTGCCGGGCAGTTCTTTTAGAATAATGGTTACACCCTTTCCCACCCATTCACGGGGGAGATATATTCTTCCACAGTTTGGACCACGACCCACGGTTTTATGTTTCATTTCAAACCCCGTGACAGAAAAAATTTGCATGTCCATGTTCAACAATATTAATTAGTTCTTAATTAATTTATAGTTATTTAGTAAGACAGTTACTAATATTCCGTTTAACGTAATAACCCAGATATGGCAGAAACGGGTGAACCGGAGTATGAGGTGCTGTCTAACTGCACTCTGCTCATGTTGAACCGGTGGGTCGGTTGTCAGACCGGCACCTGGTATTACCCGGAAGATGTGTTTTCAAAATCCGTGGACATCTGGAATGGAACCCCTATCGTATTCGGGCAGGTTCACCCGGACCCGAAACTGTTCAAAGCCGACCCTGAAGCAGCTCTGAAGGAAGTCGGTGGAGAGATTATCGGATATATTTCAGATTCCCGGGTTGTCATCGAAGGACATCCCCGGCACGTTGCAGCAATGAACATTGACCCGGTGAAGGGAAAGAAAGCCCTTGACCTGTATCATGCAGGGCGGTTTGGAATATCCGGGGCTGAATTTTTCTCACAATCTGAAGGGGTCATTACTGAGATCACCGAAGCTTCCCACGTATTAGTCTTTGAAGAGGATGGATGGACAATGCCCGCTGATTTGGGTGCTGTTGCAGCAAAGACATCTAACCAGTTTGGATTCTCGAACACACCTGCCGTGAAAACAGCAGTAAAGACAGCCGATGACCTTGAACCATTATTCAACCGGTTCTTTGACCGGGTTAAGGGATTATTCTCTGGTTCCAGCGAGGTTCAGGCAGCGATGAAAGAACATAAACAGGAAACGTCTGAAATGAGTGAAACATCACAACCAGACTCCCAGGTTGCTGTTCTGAACCAGCAAATAGGAGTTCTGAACGAGGATAAGGCCAAACTCCAGACCCAGTATGAACAGCTCAATGCTGAATATACTGCTCTGAAGGAACAGGCCGAAAAAACTACCGCGAAACTTGAGGAACTCTCTGCAAAGTTAGCGGAACAGGAAACCGCACAGAAAGAGGCAGCGTTCGCCGCATTTCTTGAGAAGCACGTCCCAATCGGGGAAAAGACTTCTGAAGAACAGGTTGCAGGACTGAAAACTGCATTCCTTGAGAGAGACCCGGCACTCTTTGACAAGGTGGCCGAATGGAAGGAAAACTCCCTGAAAGCATCTGCAAAGACCGGAGTAAAATATGCCGTCAAAATCGGAGAAGAGAGACATGTCAGACGATATGGTGACCTTTTCCATAAGGGGGTTTGAAGTAAATGGCAATATCAAACGCAATAGTCCAGGGTGGAAATGTCCCAATTACTGACCTTTCATGTCAGATTGAGACTGCCACCAACATGTACCCGGGCCGTCTTGTAAAGAAGGGGACCGGAGACCGTGATATCATTGTAGCAACCGCAGGGTCTAACCCGGCCGGATGGCTCGGATACGAACAGGCAGCACCATCAGAACGACCGGCAACGATGACCACCATCTACGCAGCCGGTGACGTTCCACCGGTTCTAAAAGGTGGCGGGTTCATCATTCTGGCAACCCTGTCCGCGTCACAGACCATCGCAAAGGACGATGCTCTGGTTGCAGATGCAGACGGTCGGGTCAAGAAAGCAAGTGCTCTCGGAATTGTATCCGGTTCAACAGATGTCACTTCCGCAGCCGCAAACGGAACCACGACCATCAGCGGTTCAGCCGGAACCGAACGGATTGTCGGATATGCAGAGGAGTCAGTCACAACTACCAGTTCGACTGCCACCATCAAAGTCAGGAGTGTAATCTAAAATGGCTGATTCACAATATACCCAGGCAGAACTTGACCGGGCAATGGAATACCTGGATACCAAACTCCATGAAACCCTTGCTCCAAAGATGCTTGGAAGGCAGATTGTCGCACAGGACCCGGATTGTGTCGGGGATGGAATATTCCGGGCACGTGTGCAGAAACTCATCGAAATGGGTGATGCAATTGTCTCTTACAACTTCCCACGGGAAGGAGAGGCGCGTGACCGTGTTGAGGTTCGCAGCCGTGAAGTGGACCTTCCGGTACTGAGCAAACCGTATATCATTGAAAGGCAGGAGATGGAAGCGTTTCTCCGGCAGGGAACCAACCTTGAGGCCGCATCCGCACGGTCAGCAGGGAGGGCCATCACCAGACTTGAGAACCAGATGATTCTTCAGGGATGGAAGCCGGACGGGACCAACTACGAGGTAAAGGGTCTGTATCAGGCAGCAGCCCTGTCTATAATCGATTCACTTGATTTCGGAACATATGGTAATGCAGATAAGGCTGTCAATGCAGCGATCGCAAAACTCGAAAATAACAACGTGGAAGCGTCTGCATACCATCTCATCTGCAACCCGACTCAGATGTCAGAACTCCGTATCTCACGGAACGCCACCAGCGGTGCAAAGGAGATGCCGGAAGTTCTTGAATCCCTGAACAATGGGAAGGAGAACGGACCAGGTTCAATATTCAGAACTGATATTCTGACCGCAGGAACCGCCATGGTCGTTCCATATGACCCGACGATGGAGTATTTCAGACTCCTGAACCCGCTGGAACTGACCACTGAACTCGGACAGGATTCAAAGGCACCAAAGAGTTCTCCCGTATATGGAAACGTGTACGAAGTGCTCTATGTTGATGTCATTGATGAGAATGCAATCTGCAAACTGACCGGAGTATAACCATGAAGGTTGTTATCCAGTTCGGACAGGTGCACCAGGGCGAACAGACCTGGAATAAGGGTGATGTCATGGATGTATCTGAAGACCTTGCGTTTAAGCTGGGTGAACAGGTAAAGCCATTCGTTGAACCCATTCCAGAACCTGTCAAGGAAGAACCGGTTCAGACCTACGGGAAACCGCAGTCTGGAAAGAAACCGGCAGAAAAGGAGGAATAAATAAATGGCGGTCACAGCAGATACGATACGTTTGATATCCCAGGGTGAATACACCATCGGGACTTCTGGAACTATTTCAGAAGCAGACTACTCCACGTTTTTGCTGTGGGCCACCAGCCAGTTTTCCCTTGATAACCCTGGCAATTCCACTGATGCAATTTCTGATATGGCTATTGGACTTCTCATCTGTCATTACATTGACCGAACAAAGAACGACCAGCATATCACGTCAGAAAATGCAGGAGACGGGAGTACCGGGTTTGATTCAAGCGGGTCAAACTGGATGAAATCATACAAGGAGATAATCTCATCCCTGAAGGCAAAGGCAGCAGAACTCCGGGCCAATCCGGGTTTAACGGTGAAACAACCATCATCAGGAGTGACTCGCAAAGATGCGGGAAGTTCAGGTATCGGTATGGCACCATCTTCTCTATCTGGTTAAAATCATGGCACGAAGAGCTTCGTTCTGTCATCTCTGTGATATAACGACATCTGGTGGGATTACTGGATACATCAATGGCCGTCCTCAGTACGGGTCCGTGACTGTAACCAATATTCCGTGCCGGTTCTACGCTCTGAAAGGTCCCGTTCAGGACACTGAATCAGGAAATCATATAATATCCCAATTACGGTTAAGGGTTGCCCTGAACATCAGTATTCAGAACGGGAGCACGGTTACAGGGAAATCACCAGGATATATGAAGAACTATACCGTGGACGGACTTCCTGAGGTTGTTTACGGGAACTCTCATCCGAAATGGATAGAGTGTTCATTGAAGGCGGTGGATTTGTGACCGTTCAGGGATTGGACCGGGTTCTCGCCAAGATTGAACGGCTGAAGAACATCAATCAGGAACTGGTGCCCGTTGTGGATAGGTCACTTACCTATCTCGAAGGATTATGCAAAGATAACGCATCAGGACCACGACCCGAACATATCGACAAAGTGACCGCAAACCTGGTCGGGGGGATTCAATCAACCGGCGCCAGGTTGGAAGGAGATTCGATAGTCGGTGAAGTGGAATCCGCTGCATTGTATTCTCATATCCACGAGAATGGTGGAGTGATATCTGCGAAGAATGCTCCAATGCTGAAATGGCAGACACCGGACGGACAATGGCATCAGGCACAATCTGTCACCATTCCGGCCCGTCCGTTCATGGCACCGTCTCTGATTGAAGGTCAGCCGGCAGTTCTGAAAAACCTACAGGAATTCGTATCAGAGGTTATCCGATGACAACCGATGTTATCAGACAGATTCTCTTGAATGATTCTGATGTTTTCGCGTCCATCGGGTTTACATACGGAACTCCTGCGACAAAGGAAATCAGATGTTTCAGGTCGGACTTTCCAAACGGGACCACAATTCCCTGTCTTACTTATCACGACATCGGGGGGATATATCCGAACCCGGTAGGCCGTTCAATTTCCTTTCAGGTCACATCATGGACGCAAGATGAGATATCCTGCAAAACCCTGGCTGATAAAGTCGAAAAGGCTCTGACCGGGTTTTGTGGGGATGTTGGCGGGATATTCGTTGATGGGATTGACCCTATCACGTTCTCGGATTCATACCGGGAAGCCGCCACAAATCTCTGGTATAGTTATCGAAAATTCAGTATGCTCTATGGAGTAACGTAATATGGCATTAACACACAACCTTCAGCAGGAGCCAGACAGCATCTATTTCGGAAACTGTCTGCTTTTTGCAGGAAGATATACCGGGGCGTCATCGGATTTTTCATCTTCAAATCTGATAAACCTTGGTCTGAAGCGTTCCGTTGAATACGAACCGATTACGGAGACCATTCAGCCGGAATTTGATGATGGTGAGTTTAACGACATCATCGATACGGAACAGGCACGGTTATCGGTTGAACTGACTGAACTGGTTGCAGAGAAACTCGCTCTACTTTCCGGTGGTACTCAGTTTGTCAAATACGTTCTGGGAACCCAGGTTGTTATGAGCACCGCGTATGACACCATCACGATGTCATCAACTAAACCGGTCAGACTCTCAAACCGCAGTTATTCAACATCTGCACCCGTTCAGGTCACATCTATCACTGTGAAGGAGGATACGGATGATACCCCTGATACCTATGTCGCTGATACTGATTATATCATCTCCGGCCCGGACCTGATGGGATATACCACCATCACCAGGAAGAGCACATCATCCAGCATTGTAGAGGGTCAGAAGGTCCGTGTTGCATATACCTACACTCCGGCAAAGATTATCTCTCTTCGGCGTGGTGGTGCAACTGAGATTCAGCCGATTGTGCTTCGTGTTATCCACGTTAAGCGGATTGATTCAAACAACCTTATCTATGGTCTGAAACTTGACCTGGTAAAAGCATATTTCAACAAAATGAGCCGTGTTGCGTTCACTTCCGACAAGGAGAAGAAGCAGTCATGGGGTATTCCGTATGAATTCCTCGGGAAACTGGACAACTCACGTGCTCTGACCGATGGACAGGTTGATATGATTGATACCCTGAAGGGTGTTACTCTCACTGACCTGAACATGCAGGGAATGGCAGACCTTGACCTCGCAATTCTGAAGAACGCAGCTGTTACGGTATAATCATGGATGCCGTTGAGAATTATGGTTCTATCCGGGGAAATACCCGGACGTTCCATATTAACGATGAAACTTTTTCAGTGAAGAAAATGCCCGCGAAAATCCAGATGGATTTCCTGGCATGGAGAATTGAAAGTTCCCGTCCGATTATGCCAAAAGACCCGGAAAAGGTTGATGAAAACATCGAATACCGAACAGACACCAGAAACGAATTTGAATTCCTGCTGGATTCCTGTGCTGAAACTCTAAACGCATCCCGTACACAGGATCAGAAAAACCGGTTTGAAGTCACCGTTGAATGGCTTTTGGAAAATGTATCCGCCGATATGCTGGATAAACTCGTCTATGCTGTGATGGACCCTTTTTTAAGCCGCCTCGAAGAAAAACAAGCAGAGGCAAGCCAGAAACTGGTCAAGACACAGAAAACGATACTGGAACCGACAATCAGGGAGATAGTGAGACAGGAGATGGAAACAATGATGACCCAGAAGAAACCCTCTCCTACCTCTGCAAAGCAGTCCGCGAATTAGCTCATCTGAACGGCTGGACATTGGAATACTGTCTGGATTTGACCGTGGATAACCTGGTCGAATGCTGGATTGTGGCAACCAGACAGAAACTGAAATATGCTCTGATTCCTCTTGGTATCAATATCGACGAGGAGGAGCAGAAACCGAAGAAGGAACGTGGACCTGAACCGGATAAGACGGCTCTTGCCCGGTATGGGATAGACTACGATTCTATCTAACCTCTTTTTTTGTTCTTAACGTGTTAAGAAGTTGTTAAGAAGCCGAGTAATAAGTATTAGAATCATATGAAGATGACTTATTTGTCTATCATTGCCTTCGGGATTGGGGATGCAGTTCAGAAGAGATAGACCGGTTA